TCGAGGCTTCGTGCGAAATTCAGGCTGTCCCGTGGCTGCCCATCCACGATCATCACCACTTCAATTTCTTGGCCTTTGATTCTCTGCGACATCGGGGGTTCCTCTTCGACAAAGCAAAAAAGCCCGGGAGTGATTTACACTGCCCGGGCCCTATACCCCTGATGGGGTGCGGCTCGCTGAAAGTTAGTCTTGCTACTCTACCGATAAGAGCGCTTGCCGTCAAGCTGCGAGCGGCTGAATAACGACAGATTCGCCGATCTCCGTTTGGAGCACGATAAAATCTGCACTTGCAATAGTGCGCACGCGAACAATAATCACGAAAATCCCCTGCGCCTCCGTCGCTGGCGTATTACCGCTGCGATCGTCGAGGGAGTAGTCCAGGATACGCTGCGCGGCAGGGTTATTCTCAGATTTCAAATTAAGCAGAAATGCATCCGCCTCGGCAAACATGGAATCTTTGCTGGACTGCGTGAGCGGTTGCTTCACGAACTGGACCAGCCGTTGGCTCAGTGAGTCCTGAATAAAATCGGTTATGCGCCGGCGGGCAATATTGGTTTGCCCGGAGATCAATGACGTTGTGATGCCCGATTGGAAAATTGGGCCAACGGTCCGGTCCATTTTTAGCCCCGCGATGCCGTTTGACCGCAGAACGATGTAATCGTTCAGTTCCAGGCGGGCAACGCCCGCCTGGAGCCCGGTAATTGAAGCGAGCAACTCTGGCACCGGAGGCGAACTCTGCCCGGGGTTACGTTCCGGGGGCAGATTAGACATTACCGATGCCATGTAACCGTCCGATCCGACGTCAAGATTTCCGTCGGATGTAGTCAGGCCGTTAGCCAATTTCAGCCGAAATCCGACCGCCTCGGGGATAAATGTTTTCGCTCCAGGCCATGTATAGACCACACGCTCAGACCGATTGGCTCCCACTCCAGGGTCAGCCGTAGCGACGGCTGACGTAGTGTCGACGGTCGTCAACGCGGGGCGAATGACCGCCATGCGCCCATGAGCGCGTATTGACGCATCGAGTACGTGGCCCTTCATTTTCGTGCGAATTGTTGCACTTGTTCGCGCGGAAAACACGATACTGATTTCGCTCAGTGGCGCCTGTTCGCTCACTATCGCATCAATGGCGCCCAAGTACAGCGCGTCCATTGCGCTCGATTGCGCTGCATTCGGCCGCTGTAACGAGGCCGTGAAGACAAGTCCGCCCGTTGGGATAACCTGCCCTACGAGTCCTGAGAGCTGATCCCATGTTGCCCCCGTGATCGCCGGGGGCACTTCCCGCGGTGTGAGCAACGCGCCGGCGGTCCACGTACCGTCAGTGAGTCCGCCTGTTTCATTTGTTATTGGTCTGACTGGTACCGAAAATCCGCCGAGATCGGTAGCTGCATACCCACCAGCCACCGAGCTACCGAGCACAATTACCGGCGCTGAATCAGCGTCGGAGCTCACGTGTACGCGCCAAGGGATTGTGGTCGCGGTAACGAAGGCGAAATTACCTCCGGTTAATTGTTCGAGTGCCAGCACCGTAGGCGACCCAATGAGCGCATCCGTCGCAACACGGTAAGTGCCCGCACCAAGCGAACCCCCCGCTGGCAGTGGCTGTAGCGCCCCAGCATTATTGTTACCGATGACTACGATGTCACCCTTTTTTATACCCAGGCTGCCATCGGGGCGGGAAATTGCAGAAAAATCCGCCCCAGCGACGGTAAACGTTTGTGTAGCCGCAGCTGCGGCCGCAGCAATTGCGCCGCCTACACCTACAGCAATCGGCGAAAGTGCGGTGAAAACTGTGCGCTGCGCAATGCGTAGTCGGCCGTTTGATGGCCCGCGAAATTCGCGGCCAGCCGTAACCACGGCGCCCATTGCGGGGACAACGGGCAATGTGTTAGTTTGTGCTGAATTCAGCGGCAAAACGCGCGTGAACCGTACACCAGTTGCAGACGCGAGATTTACGGCCGATAAAACTAGCCGTGCGAAACGTTTGTTTCGCAGTGCAACGAATCCGTTTCCGGAGTCCACTCCGAAATCACCGAGAGTTTCGTCAAATCCGCCGAATTTGTTGATCATATCTTGTGACGTGAACACTTCCTGCGGATTATTCGCCGTGGACACAACACCGGAACCATTAACTGTCGTGACGTAGGTCATATCAGCAAATTCGCCCACAAGCGCGGTCACACCAGTACTGACGCCGCTAACGGAACCGGGTGGTGGCAAATCGACAATAACGACGCCCTCGATTTGTCGAATAACCTCAGTACCAGGGAAAAATCCAAATCTGCGAACAAATCCAGCCATTTAATTATCCTCCGAGAGTTCCGTGGAACTTATCACGACGCCTAGTGGCCGCATATTTACCAAATGCCCGACAGGACGCATCTGCGGAATATGGCCGGTTACCGTAATAACTGCCCGACGCCAACGCCTTTGCGCGTCAGCTGCGTTGTCGTCATAGATGACCGACAATGGCGAGTAGGTTGCGCGGACATTCCAATAATACGGCAATTCTAGGCGCAGGCCGTACATAAATTCCGCCGGAGAAAGTGCATCCTCAACCATAGCGGTCAGAGCCATACGCTCCACCGGGTCAGTGGTCCATAAAATCAGCTGAAATGACTGCATCATTTCGGACGCCTGGCGAATATAGCGCGAATTTTCGCCTTCCTGCACACGCACTAACTGCGGCACAAAACTATTCGCTTCGTATGTCGCGGGTTCCGCGCCGACGAGCACCGCCGACGGGTATACAGTTGGGTCCTCTACGGATGCCCAAGCAACCTTCACATCGCGAAATGCTACAAGCCTGCCTCCCTCCCAGATTATCTGCAGGGTCTGAAGGTACTCCTGCAGCCCGCGTGCTAGCGCGGTGCGTGCGTCAGTTGTGCGCACATAGCTCAGGATCTGTGAGTCTGTCGCGCTAGTGATTAAGCGGGCGACTAAGCCATCGACGCTGCGCGGAGTGCCAGGCAGGAACGTCTGGCCAACGGTTGTTCCTAACCCCGGTGCGGGGGTAGCCGATGCAGCCGGCAGGGTCAATAGGCCCTCCGGGCGGCCATATCCATGGCCGTGTCCCAGAGACGCTGCGTCATCGCGGAAAATGTCGCACTCATGTGCGCTTGCACGCGCGCGCTAGTCAGCACCGGGCGGCCCTTCGTTCCCTCAAGACCGATTTTGCGCATAATCGGAAATGTTAAACGCGCGTCGCCAAAATGGCGAATTACCCAGGGTTCTATTTTGCTCCGTGGGGGCATTTTCCCCGGTCGACGCCCGGCTTCGACCCAGCGCTCATATGGCTGCGAGTTAAAAAAACTGATACCGCGCGCGCGGGTCTCAAACTTCCAGGAGTTTGAGAAGTTCCCCAGGTCACGAATGTGCATCGAACTCAGCCCGAGATAAACGACGATTTCGCGCCCGTAAGCGGCCAGGGCGGCCGCTTTTTTCGAGCGGAATTCCTCCCCGAGGATGCGTTCGAATTTGCCCAAATCCTGGAAGCGGACTTTAATTTGTTTGGTGCCACTCATTGCGGCACTCCATCGCGTGTGCGGTTCTCAGACGACTTGAGCAAATTGACGACCCACTCGAAATTTGTGGGGTCCTTGTTTGGCGCCGTGGCCGGCGTAAACCTGCGGCGCAGCCCAAACCCGTCCAAACGGGGAAAGTAAATCTCCCAGTAGAAATTCATATCTACTGGCAGATTATCTCCCGTCCGAACGACCAAATCCTTGCCGATGAGCAGGTCTTCGCTAAATCGAGGCGAAATTTCGGACACACGAAGTGTCCCGGCTTCGTCGATGCCGATAGACTGCAGCTCCCGGTCAAGCGCGTTCAGCGTACCTACTAGCGGCGTAGGGAGCACCTGTAGTGTCCGCACGACATTTTCGCCGCCGACGCCGCGCTCCCCACCGGTCCATTGCGTCCACACGAGATTAACCTCGTACTGACGCGCGCCGAGCTGCGTGTAGATGTCTCGCACGCAGTCCACAATTGGTGTCAACGAGTCGATTAAAGTCCCCTGTTGTTGCGCCTGGTCAACAAGGGTGAACTTCCCGTGCCCACAACCGCACACGCCGCCGAACTGGCCGGCGGCCTGGCACGCGCGACAACATGCCACGCCTAGGCTCATGTATTACCTACATTGATCGTGGACCCTGGGCCGGTCTGGCGAAATCGCGCCGAATATGGATAAATCGGTACACCGAGAACATCGGATAGGCGCTGCGCCCAGCGCACGTACTCGCGTTCAACCGAATCAGTCCCGAGCTTCCCGCGACTACGTAGCGGATGTAGCTGCAAATTACCGAGCTTGTCGACGCCGACAGACGCCGCGGCGCCAATCAGTTGCGACTCAAGCCGGTCCAGCGTGTCCAGAATGCAGACTACGCGGCGCACGGCAAATGGGTTCGTGAGTAGCGCAAGCGCAGATTCTAGCAAAAATACAGTCTGTAACGGGCGCGGTATACCCAGCTGCAGAGACGCGGCAAATGACGTTTCCAGGTACCCAAGATGGTACCTGGAGCGCTCGCGGTCCTGGTCGGATAGTACAGCAATTTCCATCACTCGACTTGTTCGAGCTCAAGACCTACAGCGGCCAAGCCCTGAATCACTCCCGGCGGGTAATTGTCTTCGCTCAAAATGTCGTTAAGACGGTACTGCGTCAGTTGGCCCAGGCGGGACAACTGGATGGCCTTCAGTACGCGGAATTTTGAAATTCGCACGTAGGATGCGCTCGCGACAACCACCGTTGCGAGCTCGACACCGAGGGGCGGCCCGACGGGTGCCTCGGGCGTAACGACTTTGGCTGAATGCGAACTAGACAGTTCGGTGACATTTACGAGCGGTGTGTCGGCGTGTACGACAGAGGCAGCATCAAGCGCGTTATCGACTACGTCGGGGCGTTTTGCGTTAGCCATAGAAAATCCGGGGGTAAGTGGCGGCGAAGGCGTTTGGGCTCGCTTAATCGAAATTAGCGTCAAATTTAACGAGTGGACGAGCCTCGGAATCGAGTGCGCTGCCCAAACGCCTCCGGGGGCTATGCGTGAAAGTAGCCGCCGGTAAAAGCGACCGTTCACACATAGTGGCTCCCTCGTGTGCGAGACACGTGCCGTTGAAACAGGCGCGATTTTGCAGCCCATTACAGCGAGCCATAAGACCGGAAAGACCGGTCGTATCGGCACAAGCGCGGTGACCAGACCGCGCTTGTGCCGAGGTCCGCTTAGCATCGCCGGTAAAAACCGGTGAAGATTTAGGATAGCCGCGCGCGCAAAAACCCGGGAAAACCCCCGTGGTAAAGTTCGGCGTGCGCGCGGGCTTCATTGTGGTTTATTCCCCGTGTTCGATGGTATAAAAGCGCTTATACCGCGCCGCGTCACCCGTTGCAGCGTCCGTCCTCACGGGCCAGTCACCGATGAATTTCCAACTGGTCGCGACCATGTCCTGTAAGCGGTTCAGTGGCGCCCGGATGAGCAGCTGGATGCGGTCGCTGTACACGTCGATACCGTTATTCGTGATTCGCGGGTCCGCAATCCGGCCAGTTATACCCGCCTCAGTCAGCAAGTTCGACAAGTCGGAGTAATACTCCATTATTCCGCCCTGTGCTGTGAACAGAATGCGGTGGACCTTCACCCCCGTGGTGGTTTGATTACCCGTCGGGGTCCCCGTATTCCACAGTTCGCCCACGAACGGATCGCGCGCGTCAAATGTTGCCGTCGATCCACCGATGACAGTTTCGCTGTTCGGGGCCTCTGAATTTCGGTAAAAAACCGTGTTCAAGAGCTCGCCGAGCGCGAATTGCTTGTACATGTAGTAATCCGGCAACGCCGTCAGCAACCGCTGAAACTCAGTGTCGGCGAAAATCAGATTTTGCGAAGTGGGGTCAAGATGCGCGTGGAAACGCCCGTCGGGGTGCTCCGGCACATTTTCTTGCCAAAATCGCGCGTTCGCCTGTCGTATATGTGAGAGCAACGGCAACGAAGTGGACACCACCGAGTCAACCTTGTTACCACCTCCCACACGCGTAAGCGCTGAACGGTCCGAGCTGATTACGTATGCGCGGTCGAGCACAGAGACAGCCGCGCTAAGCGTGAGCACACCAGGCCCGTATTCGTCGCCCGCGGTGTCGGCCAAAAAGCCGATAACATTGCGACTAACCTCAGCCGGACCGGTAGTGTCGAAAATGGCAATTGCCAGCGGGTTCGAGCTCGAAACTAGGTCAAATCGTACCTGGCTCGCGTTGACCGTATTGGGGTTCCGCGCGCGCGTAAACCCATTAAGGCGTTTCACACGCAACACAGTCACGGCAGTCTGCGCACCATCTGCAACGGTCCAACCGGACAGTGCGGCTGCGTACATGCGATTGCGCGCAATAACGTTGACCGTGCGCGCTGCCTGCAAGCCGAGTTGATGCGAGTTTCGCAGAAACAGGTCAGCAATAGCCACCATCGACGTCGGCATAGCCGTGTCAATAGTGCCTGCATATTGCTGCAGCTGCGCGGTCCACTGTTCAAGTACATACGATTGTGGTACCGGATCGGTACCTGGCTTAAGGGGCCGAGCATCTACGGGGATTAGCCCAGGCGCAGAAAACACTTGCGTGTCGCCGATACCGGCTGGCCATGCTACGGCTGTAGCCTCCCCGCGGAATAGGAGCCGCGGGAAAAGGGAGTCGTGGAATGCGCGTTCGAGAATATTTTCTTGAACGATTGCGCGAATAGCTGGATCTTGGGCAATAATACTAAAATCAGGCATCGTTATCTCTCCGTGGGTACCGACTAGGTTTATTTAGCCAGAAGATCCACAATTAGTTTAGCCGACCACACCAAACATGGGTCTGGCTAGACCCCGTTTTTTCAAATGTTGTTCGTATTCCTGCGGGGATAGCTTACGAGCGTCCACCGGTGCCATGTCAATCGGGGCCTTTTCGGGTAGCGTTTTTTGCGCTGGCCCAGCACTATGGCCAGTGTGCGCCGGTTGCACATCCACGACATACAGATATGGATGTGATTTGCGCAGTTCAGAGCTAAAGTACGCATTTTCGTCGAACTTTTCGAGCTCCGCGGCCGCTTTACCCGACATATTACGACGCACTAAATGCAGCGCGTAATCCACGTCCTGCACGCCAGCACGTGCAGCGGCCAGCCGTAGCTGGCTTTCCGCTTCGTTTGCATCGAGCTGCCGCTGCAGCTTTCGGTTACGTTTGATTTCAAATGTGCGCATTTTTCCGAGGCGCTTGCGGTCCTCGAGCAATTGCAGTTTTTCGCGTTCGAGCTTCACGACAGCCCGAGCATGCGCTTGCTGCGCCAAGTCGTTTTTCTGGCGATTCTGACTTGGCTGTTCAGCATCATCATCGGCTAAATCGAGCGCTGGCTCCACCGGTTGTGATTTTGCCCGAGCCGCCCGGCGTTCCAGCTGCGTGAGCATGTCCGCACTATTCTGGTAGCCTAGAGCTACCGCGCGCTTGTCGGATTCCTGCTCTGCGAGGCGGCGCCCGCGGTTTACCGCCTCGCTCTTAATTCGCGCGAAAGATGCCGTCGGAAGCGAAATCACTTTCGCTGTAGCTGTAGCTGTAGCTGTTCGTTCGACGGGTGCTGGCTGTTCGTTCGACGGTGCAGTGGTCGGGGGTGTGGTCGGGGGTGTGGTCGTTGAATCTTGACTGGCTTGTGTTGATAATTCAGGGGGCATGTATCTGTTCCTCGTTTGGCAATTCCTATCCGTCTACTGACTATTTACCGCCGTCATTCGCGTTGGCGACAAGATCTGTAAAACGGAGGACAGATTAGAAGGCTTACGGTTTATGGGGCGGCTTGTGCGAACGCCTGGTCCGCTCCCCCGCTCGGTGCGGGGTAGTAGGTGAGCACAAATGCGGTTACAGCGGCTTCAAAAGTGATGGTTTTCCCATCATCGCTCAAGAGCGCCAGTGTTGCAGATGCAGTTCCACCTGCGTCAGTAACTGCGCGTGAACCAGCAGCGGCAGCACCCGCGGTTACGCGCAGAGTTTCAATTGCACCGATAGGGGGAAAATTCTCCCCGGTGGCTAGCGAAATCCCAAGCGGCGTACCACCAGCGGTTTTCGCTGCAGCGGTCGTGATATCCTGCGCCGCAGCGGACGTTAGCGCGGCGAACGTTACTTTGATTTTGCTGAGTGAATTCCCGGCTTTAATTTGGGCCATTGCGTCGGCAATTTGCCCCACATTGTTACCGTTGATGGCTTCGCGAACGGTGAAATTTCGAGTTGTCGTTACGGACATAGATGAATCCTCTGTTAAGCGGCCTCGCCGAGAAAAACCTCGACACTGGTCTGCGTCCCCGCTACGCGGGTCAAATCAAGCGATGTAATTGGAAACGCGCCGGACAGCAAAATTAGCCAAGGATCCGCCGGGATAGCTTGGTCCGCACCATCGGCGGTCGTAATCCGCGCGCGGACTTTTCCGCCGGTGGACTTCACTACCAACACACTGGCGCTCGCGAGACTTCCGAATGAGACCGGAACCGGTGTATCACCGGTTAAAGTGAACTCAATCGTAATTTTTTGCTTCAGCAGAACGCGTTCGTAAATACGCGCCGCAACTGACAGCAAGCCATTCGGTACGGCCAGCGACGGTACCGCAGCGTACTCGCCAGATAGGCTAAATACATCCAGTGACATACGTGGCTAGATGCCGCCGCGGCCCGGGCCAGTCGGGGCCGACAACACACCGAATGGGCTTCGTTCCGGCGGCCTCGGTGTGTTGGGGTACCGTTGATCCGAGCTCAATTGCCCCACTGCATCGGCGTAAGCACCTTGTGTGCGGCGAAAGAGCTCCTCAGGGTTTTGGATTCGATCCTGTCCGATTTTTTCTGCATCAAGCATTTTTTCGCTATCCCTTTCGAATTGAGCCAAATGGGTTTACCGTCGACGGCGACTGCCGAACAGCCGAGACATCCGCTAGCGCCGTAGCGTTCTGTGCGCTGTAGGTGCCAGTTTTTTTGAGTAACACCGATTCCGCGGTGACTCCGGTGCTCTGTGACACCTGCCGAGAAATCTCGTCATTTGGTGTCGTCATTTTCGCATGTTCCCAAACGGCTGTTTATCCGCCGGGCTTAGCTTCCGGCGAGCGTCCGCCGCGGATGGTAGCGCAGCTACAGCGGCGTCGAAATGCTTGTCGTCGTTGTCGTCCATTAGATGGACGGCTTCATCGTAGATGAAGTTCGTGGTTAAGTTTTGCGCTTCGGCGATCGTACGCAGCGTGCGCGGTTGCCCCGTTGGCCGAGCCCCGCGGAACATCTAGAGCCCCTCCCGGACATTTGCGAATGGTCCGCCGCCCGTCAGTGCCTGGCGGGTAGGCAGGGAGGCAACCGGGCGGTTGCCCTTCCGCGAGCCAATCGGCGTGGAGCCGTCAAATGCGCTGGCGTAAAATCCGCGGTCCAAACCGGGCTGCGCGAAAATATTGGCTTCGCGGTAGGTGACCCCTGGCGCGTACTGCGCCGGGGTATCTACCGGCATGAGCGGTGCAAATACCGATTTTGCCATCTC